AGGTGATGCTAATACTGGTGCCGTCCAGATTGATGGTGGTCTGGGTATTGCCAAGAATGTAACTATTGGTGCTGGATTGTCAGTAACGGGCAATTCCTACTTTGTGGGGATGGTTACTTTTGCTGGTGGAGCTAATGGAAATATTTCTATCGGTGATAGCACTGGTGATAATATTATCGTTAATGGTAGGATAGATTCTCACCTTATTCCCGATGATGATGATACTTATGACTTAGGTTCCTCTTCTCTAGAATGGCGAGACCTTTATATTGATGGAACAGCAAACATTGATACTTTGGCTGCTGGTACTGCTGCTATTACCGACCTTACCGACAATCAAGTTGTTGTTGCTGGAACTTCTGGAGAACTTGAAGGTGATGCTAACTTAACCTATGACGGCACAGATCTTTCTACTAACTCTTTAATTGTTACAGATTTAACTGACAATAGAGTTCTTATTGCAGGTACTGGTGGAGCAGTAGAAGATGATGCTAACTTAACATTTAATGGTTCAGTACTGAATGTTGGAGCAGCTTTAACTGTTACTAAAGACGCTTCTGTTGGAAGTGCTCTTACCGTAACTGGTGCTATTGATGGTGATGGTGGTGCCAATATCTCTGGTGGAGAAACAACCTTATCATCCGCAACTGTTAGTGACCTAATCTCAGGAAGAGTCGTTCTTGCTGGAACTTCAGGTGCTCTGGAAGACAGTGGCAACCTCACATTCGATGGCACAACACTCACCGTAACTGGTGCCGCTGCTATTGATAATGTTACCGTCGACGGCAACACAGTTTCAACCTCTTCTGGTGGTCTAACTCTCGATTCGAATTCTGGAACAACAACAGTTGCTGATAACCTGACAGTTAACGGAACCCTGACGGTTCTTGGAACTCAGTCTATCATTAACACTGAGACCCTGAAAGTTGAAGACTCACTGGTTGAAGTTGGTCTTGTCAATAGTGGTGGAGATTTAGTTGCACCTAGTTCTGACGCCAATATTGATGTTGGTTTAATTTTCCACTATTATTCTGGTTCTGCCAAAAAAGCAGCAGTTTATTGGGACGATTCTGTATCTAGAATTGCTATTGGATCTTCTGTTACCGAATCCACAAGTGTATTAACGGCAAGTACTTATGCTGCACTTGAAATTGGATCTTTGTGGGTTAATGATTGTGCTGGTCAGTCACAGGTTATTTCTTGCACAGGGTCTGAAAGATTCTTAGAGAATATCACAATTGATGGTGGAACCTTCGTCTAGAATTAATTAGAGATTATAAATATAGGTGGGCTAGTCCCACCTTTTTTTATATTCAACTATGAATGAAACTGATTATAGAAATTTGATTCTTGTTTATCAGCAAAAGATTTCTGATTTCCTTTCCCAAACAATTGCTTTAGAGGCAAAAGTTATGACATTAAATCAGAATATTGAAATTCTGAAAAAGAAAGTTCAAGAACAAGAAGCGGAATTGGTAAAATTATCAACAAAGAAAAAAACTACTACACAAAAAGTAGATAATTTATCTGCTGGGGAATTCTAATGGCAAAACCATCAACACGCCAAGGACTTATTGATTACTGTAAGAGGCGTTTGGGTGCTCCAGTTCTGGAGATCAACGTTGATGATGATCAAATTGACGACCTGGTAGATGATGCTCTCCAATACTTCCAAGAGCGTCATTTTGATGGTGTTGAAAGAATGTACCTGAAGTACAGGTTTACTCAGGCAGACTTAGATAGAGGAAGAGCATCAAACGAAAGTGGTAGTACAAATACAGCAGGTATCGTAACTACCAGTGCGACTTCAACATCCATTAGTGGATATGGCACAACCACTTCAAACTACTACGAAACTTCCAACTTTATTCAGGTTCCAGACTCAGTTATCGGAATCGAAAGAATTTTTAAGTTTGATACTAGTTCCATTTCTGGTGGAATGTTCAGTATTAAATATCAACTGTTTTTGAACGACCTCTACTATTTCAACTCAGTTGAACTTCTCCAGTATGCCATGACTAAGACATACTTGGAGGACATTGACTTTCTACTAACTCCCGACAAACAGATAAGATACAACAAGAGACAAGATAGGTTGTATCTTGATGTTGACTGGCAAAGCATGAGTGAGAATGACTACATTGTTATTGACTGTCACAGAATCTTAGACCCAGCAACATATAGTGGTGTCTATAATGATAGTTTCCTAAAGAGATATCTGACAGCACTCATCAAGCGTCAGTGGGGTCAGAATCTCATTAAGTTTAATGGAGTAAAACTTCCTGGTGGAATTGAACTTAATGGTAGACAACTATATGATGATGCAGAAAGAGAAATAGATGAAATCCAGGCAAGAATGTCTATGGATTATGAATTACCACCCCTCGACTTTATTGGATAATGGCACTCAATCCCTTCTTTTTACAAGGCTCTTCTGGGGAGCAAAACCTAGTTCAAGAGTTGATTAACGAACAACTCAAGATTTATGGTATTGAGGTTACTTATATACCTAGAAAGTTCGTTAGAAAACAAACCATCTTAGAAGAAGTTCAATCATCAAAATTTGATGACAATTTTTTACTAGAAGCATACATTAATAACTATGAAGGTTATAGTGGTGCCGGTGATATAATGACAAAATTTGGTGTAAGTGTTAGAGATGAATTATCTTTGGTAATCTCCAGAGAACGCTTTGAAGATTTTATAGCACCATTTCTTGAAGAAGAAGATGATAATTTGATTGAGATATTTGATAGACCTAGAGAGGGTGATTTAATCTACTTCCCACTAGGCAAAAGATTATTTGAAGTTAAATTTGTTGAGCACGAAAAACCTTTTTATCAATTAGGAAAGAATTACGTATTTGAACTTCAGTGCGAACTCTTTGAATATGAGGATGAAGTTCTTGATACAACTATCGATGCTATTGATAGTGTTATTGATGATAAGGGTTACATTATAGATCTTAGGTTGTTTGATGGTGGTTCTACAGGAGTTGCAACTGCTACAATTGGAACAGGATATATTAGTGAAATCACTTTAGAAAATGATGGATATGGATTTACAAGTACTCCTTTAGTTGGAATCACTACCGCGCCTGCAGGAGGAACCAATGCTACTGCAGTAGCAATTACGACTACAAGAAATAATATAACTTCTGTTAAGGAGATTTTAATTACTAATGCTGGTTCTGGTTATACTGTAGCACCAACTATCACAATCACTGGTGGTGGAGGTGCTGGTGCTGCCGCAACTTGTGGAATAAAAACAGATTCTACAGGGGTCATATCCATATTTGTAAGTGATGCTGGTTCCGGATATTCTACAGCACCTACTGTAACCATAGATCCTCCAGTTGGTGCAGGTGTAACCGCTACTGCTAGAGCAGCTCTCAACTCCCTCGTATTGAATCCTGCTGGTGTTCTTTCTCAGATTTATGTATTAAATCCAGGATCTGGATATACGACTACTCCTTCTGTTGTAGTTGGTGCTGCATCAACCACAGGAATTGGAACATTCTGGTTTAATGAAGTAATTACTGGATCCAGATCTGGAACAACAGCAAGAGTGAAGAGGTGGGACACTGATACAAATATACTGAGAATTGGAATTACTACGGGTGGATTTTTACCAGGAGAACTTATTACTGGTGCCAAATCTAATGCGCAATATATTGTTGCAGTATCTTCAGCAAACACTTCTACCGATAAATATAGACAAAATGATGAAATTGAACTGCAGGCAGACAATATAATTGACTTTACAGAATCTAATCCCTTTGGTACTTACTAATGCTAGGAACTTACTATTATCACGAAATTATTCGTAAAACGATCATATCGTTTGGAACTTTATTCAATGACTTGGACATTCACCACAAGGATGGTAGTGGGAATACCAATAGTGTCATCAAAGTTCCTCTGGCATATGGTCCTGCTCAAAAGTTTTTAGCAAGACTGGAGCAGCAAGCAAACCTGGATAAACCAGTTCAAATTACTCTACCTAGAATGTCATTTGAAATGACTTCTATCGAGTATGATGCTTCTAGAAAGACTGGTATTACTCAGACATTCCGTGCTGTTGACAATAACGACAGGATGAAGAAAGTCTTTATGCCTGTCCCATATAACATTGGTTTTGAGTTAAGTATATTCTGTAAACTAAATGACGATGCTCTACAGATAGTTGAGCAGATTCTACCTTATTTCCAACCATCATTCAATCTAACCATAGACTTAGTAGACTCAATCGGAGAAAAAAGAGATATTCCAGTTGTTCTCAATAGTGTCTCAATGCAAGATGATTATGAGGGAGATTTCTCTACAAGGAGAGCGTTAATATATACATTACAATTCACTGCCAAAACTTATCTGTTTGGTCCTGTTGCCGATAATCCTGAGGGTCTTATTCGTAAGGTTCAAGTTGATATGTACGCCGATACAAACAGAACAACTGCCAAGAGAGAGGTTAGATACACCGCAGTTCCAGATCCAATTGATGCTAACCCTGGTGATGACTTTGGATTTACTGAGACTTGGGAATACTTCGGAGATTCCAAGTCTTATAGTCCTACACAACAAACTGATATTTAATAACTTATGTCTGAATTTGATTCTATTGATGATGCTCTGAATGTTGAGAGCAGCATTGTTGAGGTTGATGATACTCCTAAGAGTATTACAAAACCTGAACAGAAAACTGACATCTCAAAAGACTATGAATATACAAGAGCAAACTTATATTCGTTGATTGAAAAGGGTCAAGAAGCAATCAATGGAATCATGGAACTTGCTGGTGAAGGTGGTAGTCCAAGAGCATATGAAGTCGCTGGTCAGTTAATTAAGAGTGTTGCTGATACAACTGATAAGTTAATTGACTTACAGAAGAAACTGAAAGATGTGGAAGAGGATGTTGGAAACAATAAAGGACCAAACACTGTTACAAACAACGCAGTATTTGTTGGTTCCACATCAGAACTTCAGAAACTACTCAAGCAAGGTTTTCTAAATAATAATAAGACTGAATAGTAATAATGAAAAAATCCTGCA